TCCATTTTTGGGTAGTCTTTTTTATTTTGTAGGAGGAGGTGAAAATATAAAAAAGAATCGTTCAAAATTTAATGTAGATAAAAACAAGCAAAACCGTACATATAACAACATAACCTTTGATTCAGAATTAGAAATGAAATATTACCGGGATATAGTTTGTGTTGGACTTAAAAATAACACAATTAAAGATTGCCAGCTTCAAGTTAAATATGAATTGCAGCCAAAGTTTAAATTTAAAGGTAAGAATATTTTAGGTATTAACTATGTTGCGGACTTTGTTCTAACTTATGCTGATAATTCAGTTATAGTTTGGGATGTTAAGGGGCTTGCAGATGCTACAGCCAAATTAAAGAAAAAATTATTCCATTATAGGTATCCAGATATTGATTATCGTTGGATCGGATATTCAATGCGTGATGGTGGTTGGTTGGAATATGATGAGATTCAGAAAGCAAGGAATAAGCGGAAGAAAGAGAAGAAGTTAAATATTAGAAATATGAAAAATTTAAAGGTACTGGCAGGGTAGACATTAAGGCCATCATTGGCCTTTTTTATTTTTTTGTGGGAATCAAATAAAATCCCACAATAATCATATCTCAAAATGAGGTTAAAGTCAAATTAAAAATTAATAGGAGGAGATTTTATTATGAGTAAAAAGTTAAAGTTTGAAGAAAAGATTGGTGTTTATGCGTTGATTGATAGGGTTAACAATGAATTCAAGTATGTTGGTTCTGGAGATTTGGAGTCAAGGGAATCAAACCATATTAGTTTGCTTCGACATGGTAAGCACAAGAATAAAGGTATCCAGAGTTTATTTAATTCTATTGACGAGAGAAATTTGCAGTTTGAAATTATTGAGTATTGTGATGAAACTGATTCATTGAAGAAAGAAAAGTATTACAAAAAATTGTTAAAAGATACTGTTTTGAATATTAGAGAGATACATAAGACTGAAAAGAAAATTAGGACACCAGAAGAAAAAGAATTGCATAGACAAAAGTGGAGTGAAATGTTTTCCGGTGAGAAGAATCCTAATTGTGTAAAATTGTCAAGAGTATTAGCCGGAGAGATACTGTGGATCAAGCAGAATACTAATTTGAAACATAAAGAAATAGCTGAGATGTATGATGTTAGTACAAGTATGGTTAGCAGGATAGGCGTTAGGAGATGGAAAGATGTTTTACCAGTTGTTCCGTTTACTTATAATACAAGAGCAATAGAAGAATCTAATAAGAATGAAATTATGGATATTTTTGAATTTATTAATTGTGCGAGCAAGATTAGTTAGGAAGGTGAAATGGTGGATAAGAAAAGGATATATTCAGTTAATCTAATGGCTTATTTGATTTCTCAGGGGATTAATGATTATGACCTAGTAGAAGACGAGGATAAACCAGGGAAGTATTATATGGTTGTTGGTCAGGATATTTCTGAGTTAAAAAGCACATATAAGAACGATAAAAATTTACATAAGTTTCTAAATAGTTTCAAGTTTGTGAGAAAGGAAATTCTAAAGAGGAAAAGGGTTAGTTAGTTTAGGTGATTAAGGTTGTTGCATGAATTTGTGACAGCCTTTTCACTTTATTTTAAATAAATATATTTGATAGAGGAGAAGATAACTTATGTCACTAGATGATTTGTTGGTAGTCTATAAAGAGTTGATGAAAGCTCATATTAATTTACTTGATAAAGATATATTTGTTGGTGATATTCAAGATTTAATTAAAGAAGTTATTAATGATATTGATGAAAGTGATGATTGGTGTGAAGGGTGTTGTAGGTATTTGGGTTGATTAGAGGACTGCTTAAAATTTCCTTGTCCTAAAATGGTGGACATGGAAGTAATCAATATAAGAATGTGCAGAACGGAAATAATTTCCCTTCAGCAAAAACTCAATCTGATTTAGCAGAACAGATTCAACTGTCAAATGAGTTAAAGTTTATGTTGGTCAGTGTTATATGACAAGATAGTTAATAAATTAATTACTTACAATGTCGATATTTGTTGAAATATTTGTAAAGGATAAACCTTCTTTTTGTTGAAGTATATAAACAGAGGGGGGTGAAAATGGTGGTAAAAGATTTTGATTTTGATTTTGGTTTAAATGTTTTTGTTGATAAGAACAAGGAAGTAATTGAGTTAAAGAACAGGCATCTAGGTGAAGTCGTAGAAAAATTTGAAGAAATTAAACATGAGTGTAAAAACAAAATAAATACTTCTAATCAAAACCAAACACTATATTTAACTGGAGTAGTTGATGGTATGGATTTTATTATAGGGTTACTTAGAAAATACAATGAAGGAATGAAAGGTTAAGAGCCATTTGGCTCTTTTTTATTTGTTTAATTTATTAAGTGAGGTGATTAACATGGCAAGTAAAGCTGGTAAACCGATGAAATGGAATAATCCTGAAGAATTAAAGAAATATATTGATGAATATTATGAGTGGACTAAGGTAAATGAAAAACATATCACTGTAACAGGATTAGCTTGGTGGTTAGGTTGTAGTAAGCAGACTATTCAGAATTATGAGCATAGTGAAGAAAATGGATGGTTGAAAAGGTTGAGTGATAAGGAAAAGAAAAAATATGTGGACTTGATTAAGGATACGAAGAGATATATTGAGATGGAATATGAAGAACGCTTATACAATCGTAGTAAAGCCACAGGCGGTATCTTTTCTTTAAAAAACCTGTACGGATGGGTAGATAAGCAAGAGATAGTCCAGACAAACAAAGAAATTATTGTTGATATAATTGATGATGAGGTTAAATAGTACAATACACGTTCACAAGGGTAGGGTTGTGATATGTAGCAAGGTACATATTAATAATAAGCTATGATGATAGATATAATCATAGCGAAATTAATAGTCATTGATAAGTATATGAAGTTCCGATAATAAATCTTATGTAAACTAGATATATGACTGAACATTCAAGAAACATAGGTATAATCATGGGTACAAGGTTTAGATAATAATTATGCTGGATTATTCAGAAGAATGAGCAATAAATCGGACTACTTTAATAGTATTTATATTATTCTAGCATAATTAATTTAGTATTTGTATTGATAGAGTAAGTAATAAAATCAGTATGAAATATTTCTTTTGTGCTAAGTGGTTGGGGAAATAAAAAATAAATTTTCAAAATTAGGAATATTTTATAAAAATTTTTAGACCCCACCCCCCTCTAATTTTGAAAAAAATTTTCCTCGATATACCAAATTTTAATTTTTTCACTCAAAACACCAGGGTTAAAAATGGAGGTGATGCTATGAGTCAATCACAATCACAACTAAAATTTAAAATAACTAAACGTGTTTTCAACGAAACATACTATCCACATCTTCAACAATATGATACTCGTTTCAATATATTCTATGGTGGTGCTGGCTCTGGTTGAGCAAATCCCATTTTGTAGTGCAAAAACTAATCCTTAAATATCTAAAACATTCTAATCGTAAATGTTTAGTTATCAGAAAAATTGCCAACACAATTAGAGATTCAATCTATGCATTATTCAAATCTGTCATATCAGATTGGGGACTTTATAATCAAGTTGAATTCCGTGACAGCTACTTAACAATTAAATTTCAAAATGGTTCTGAAATAATTTTCAGGGGGCTTGACGATTCAGAAAAAATAAAATCAATTGCTAATATTGACGATATTATTATCGAAGAAGCAACAGAATTAACTCTAGAAGATTTCTCACAATTAAATTTACGTTTACGTTCAAGAAATCCATATAATCAAATTCATCTAATGTACAATCCAGTATCAAAATCTAATTGGGTATACAATCATTGGCATATAAGAGAATTAGACACAAAAACCACAAGTATACTTCATACCACATATAAACATAATAAATTTCTTACTCCTGATTATATTCAAACATTAGAAGAAATGAGAGAAACAAATTTTGCCTATTACAAAATATATGCTTTAGGTGAATTTGCTACACTTGATAAAACTATATTTAATAACTGGAAAATAGAAGATTTTGATTATGTTCAACTACTAAAAGAAAATAAAATTCTTAAAGCTGTCTTTGGTCTTGACTTTGGTTACGTCAATGATCCGACAGCTTTTGTTTGTGCTTTAGCTGATGAACCTAATAGAAAACTTTACATATTTAATGAATTTCAAGAAAAAGGATTACTTAATAATGAGATAGCAAAAAAAATAATAAATTTAGGATATGCAAAAGAAAAAATAGTAGCTGATTCAGCAGAACAAAAAAGTATAGAAGAAATTAAAAGATATGGTATTTATAGAATTGTACCAGCCAGAAAAGGTACAGGTTCTATTCTCACTGGAATACAATTTATTCAGCAATTCAAAATAATAATTCATCCATTATGTACTCATATCATTGAAGAATTTCAAAACTATACCTGGAAAAAAGATAGTAATGGAATCTATGTAAATATTCCTGTTGATAAATATAATCATGGTATTGATGCTTTACGATATGCAATTGAAGATATAAATAAGAAAAGACATTTAAGTTTAGTTAAAAAACCTAAAGGGTGGTAAGTATACTTTTTGTATACAGGTATACCAATGTATACCCTAGCAAAATCAATGGTTAAATGTATACATAAATAAGATAAGAAAGTGGGGTGAAATAGATACTTACTGATTTAAACTTTTTACAAATTGGTCAATCATGGCCTCCAGATGATCAGGATACCAGAGAAAGATTAAAAATGTATAATACTAATCGTTTACTATTTAAAGGTAAGCATGATCAAGTATATACAGATTGGGTTAGATTACTTAGAGATGATCAACAAGCAACTATGGAGATCATCTTAAATTGGCATCGTAGACTTACTAAACTTTTTTCTGATCTGCTTTTTGGCGAGCCTCCGAGAATAGTTTCAGGTGATGTAAATTCTCCTGAACAAAATAATCTTGATAGAATAATTGAAGATAATAATTTTATCATGGAATGTTACAAGGTTGCCTTAGATACTTCAAGATTCGCAGATGGATTATTTAAAATTAGATATGATGATAATTATTCTATTATTCAGGCAAACAGTCCAAGCTGTTGGTTCCCTGTAGTAAATCCTTTTAATGTTAGTGATATTCTTAATCATGTTTTGGCATGGACATATACATCAAATAAAACTGATTATTTAAGAGCAGAGATTCACTACAAAGGTAAGATTCAAACTAATACTTATATATTGCAAAAAGATAAAATATCCGAATTAGTAGAATCTACTACACAGAATACAGGTATAAATGATTTTTTAATTGTTCGTGTATCTAATTTAATAACTTCAGAAGATGTGACAGGACATGATGACTATACTGATATTGATAGTATTGTTCAAGAAATTGAGATTAGATTTTCTCAGATCAGTCGGATCTTGGACAAGCACAGTGACCCGAATATGTACGGCCCATCAAGTGCTTTAGAAATAGATGAATTTGGACAATCTTCTTTCAGAGGTGGTAGTAAATTCTATCCTATAGAAAGTAAAGATGATCCTATTCCGGGTTATCTAGTTTGGGAGGGACATCTCGATGCAGGATTTAAGCAAATAGATTATTTGATTGACCAGTTATATTTTCTTAGCGAGACAAGTTCTGCCGCATTTGGAAATATAAAGCAAGGATTAGCAGAATCAGGTTCAGCTTTAAAACGTCTGTTGATGGCAAGTTTAGCAAAAGTTAACAGAATTCGTTTATCTTTTGATCCTCAAATTAAAAAAGTGCTTAAATTAGCTTCTGCATTAGAAGTAGCACAAGGTAAACCAGGAGCAACAAAATTAAACAATGTTTACTTATTTTGGCGTGATGGATTACCTGAAGATGATGGAGAGAAAACAACTATTGAAACACAAAGGTATGGCTCAGGATTATCTTCTTTAGAATCATCTATTAGAAGATTAGATGGATTAGAAGGTCAACAGTTAGATAATGAAATTAATAAAATAAATGCAGAAAAAAAAGCTGATAGTGTTGAACCTCCTAAAATAACATTACCTAATACTGGAAGTGTTGTATAATGGCAATAGATGAAGAGTTAATTAGAGAATCAGAGGATGAAGGAGATAGATTAACAAGTTTATTTGATACTGTTGAAGATTTCATAATTAAAGCATTTACCATTGCCATATCAACAAATATTTTTTTAAAAGGTATTAATAAAGCAAAATCAGATAGTTTAAATATATTGAATGATTTAAGAGGCGAAACAAAATCTTGGTTAGCTGAGGTTATGCCAAAAATATATTTTTCTGGTGTACAATTTGCTGATAAACAGATTAAAAAAGCTGGTGGTACTACTGTTGATATGGGAGAGATTCACTCAATAGCAGTACAAATTGCAAGTGATAGTATATATAATCGTTTAGAGCAACAATTCTTTACTGTTGGCAGAAGGGTAGAAGATATATATAGAAATTTAGCATTGGATCATATAAAGCAAGTTTCAATAGGTAATAAATCATGGCAACAAGGTTCAAGAAACTATTTAAATGATTTATTGAAGAATGGTATAACTGGTTTTCAAGATAGTGCAGGTAGACAGTGGAACATGGGGAATTATACAAAAATGGTTATCAGAACAGGAGTTATGGAGACACATTTAAATGCTACAGCAAATAGATTTGTTGAAAATAAATATGATTTAATAAAAATTTCTAAACATTCTAATCCATGTA